CTTGTAGGAGTTACGCATAAACTAATTATACCTGCATTTGTTTCAAAAGTGACGGAAGCAAGATTATTTGAGGTATTTGAGATAATGTTACTTTCTGATACGTTAATATCAGTACCATCGTTTAATAATAAGAAGTCTGAAGTATGGTATTCAGATCCTCTTGTTATTTGAAGATTGTATTTAATTGTTCTATATACTGATGCCGCCCATGTATCTATGGCAGTCTTATTTTCTATACCTGTTATAGTAAGGTCATTATTACCTTCTAGTCCAAGTAATTCTAGTGTGGCGTCTGATTGATTATCTAAATCAGACAATTGTGATTGTAGCTGAGATACTTTATAATCTATAGAAGAAGAATCAGAAGATCCATCGACACCAATTTTTGCTTGAATTGCTTCTATAGCATCATTTACATTACCGTGAAGTGCAGCATGGCCTGCCATACTATCTGTGCCATTTGGATTATTTAGATTATCTAAACTTGCTGGGAAATTAGTTGTCAATTTCGCCTCCGTCTAACAATGTTAACTGTATATAGGAAGCATTGTTATATGTTGAGTCTGGTGCACCACCATCAAATCCTATTATAACAGGAATTTCTTCTTCAACACTAGCTTCATTGTTAATATCTGTATTAAAGTTAATCGTTTCTTGTATATCAATTGTATGAACATCTCCATCATATGAGTGTGTATGCATGTAGAATGGAGCAGGATCAGTAGAGCCTGGAGTTAAATCAACCCAAATTGCACCATTATATATTTTAATGTTTTTAGATATTGTATTAAAGTAAACATCTCCAGTAGAGCCAGCAATAGGATCTTCTTCTAATGTTACTAAGTTTAATAATGATTTAAGCTTTGGCATTATTAAACCCCTTATCCGATAACGACTACTCTATAAGCTCCAGCTGAAGGCGCCACCGCAAACTTAATAGTAATTGCAGATGTTGATGTATGTTCTACATCTGCCTCTATTTGTGCATATGGAGAACCAACTTCATAAATTTGTACAGTAACATCTTTTGTTCCAAGATTGTGTGTTACGGTGTATGATGTGGCTGATGTGCTTAATGTGGCACTATACTTTCTTGTTATTTCATGATAATTTACGCCATCATTAGTTAATTGCCATTGATCAGCAGATTCACTCCATTTAATATCTACATCATTTTCTATACCACGATGTACCTTAATACCTGCATCTACTGAAGGAGAATTCTCCTCTGGCATATCACTATTTAAGTTAATATAATTATCAGAAATATTAACTTGTGTAGTATTTACAGCATTGATGTTACCAGTAACATTTAAATTACCGCCGACATTTAAGTTATTAGTAATTGTTACATCATCTGGCAATCCAATTGTTACTGCTGCTGTTTCTGATCCAGAACCAGAAACTGTAATTTCATTAGCTGTTCCTTGGATTGTAGCAACGTATGCGCCTGTAGTATCGTCGCCAAGTGCTACAGAATTAGGCTGTACGGTTGTGGATATTGTTACATTTTGGCTACCATCAAATGATACAGAACCAGCAACATCTCCAGATAGAGAAATTGTTCTTGCTGTTTCTAATGTGGAAGCGGTATCTGCATTACCAGTTAAATCTCCAGTAACATTTCCAGTAATTGTTCCAACTACTGTTAGGTTTTGATTTGCCTGTATATTTCCATCAAATGTTGCTGTAGATGCTACGTCTAATGTAGAATTTACATCTACTCCGCCTGCAACTGTTAAGAAACTACCATTTGCAATAATTACATCTTCATTAAATGTAGTTTCACCATTTACTACGGTTATTCCATCTACAGTTAATGATGAATTTATATCTACTGGATCATTAAATGTAGATGAACCAGTAACTGTTAAAGATGTTCCTAATGTTACCGCACCGTCTACGTTTAATGTATTATCAAGATCTACTGCACCAGTAACATTTAGGGAGTCGTTTACTGTAGTAGATCCTTGTATTGTTGTAATTCCAGAAACTTCTAAATTACCGCCAACAGTTACGTGGCCAGATGTATCTAATGTGGCTGCATTTACATCTGTAACATCTAAAGTTGTTGGAATCGAAAGGGTTACGTCTCCATTACCAGCTTTAGCTACTGTTATCTGATTTGTTGTTCCTAGAATATCTGCTACATCGTGCTTGTGATCTGCACGTGCAACATAAGGCGAAGTTCCATGACTTACTGCTTCACCAAATTTTAATCTTGTTGTATAATTTCCAACACCAAAGTCACCTGATGCTGTTAACCACTCTGTACCATTCCAAAAATAGAGTAAGTTATCGTTTGAATCGTAATAAATTTGACCAGTTACTGGGCTGCTTGGTGCAACTCCAAGATTCTGGATTCTGGCATTGAGTAATTCGTTTTTATTTAGGTCAATGCTAACCAAAAATTTTCTTGCCATTATTCACTCCCTTTAAGACAGATGCGCTGTCCCTGAAAACGGCTGTGCCATCGTCAGTGTAATTATATTAAGACTATTATAGACTATTCCCGTTTCTAATATGTCGCCGCTACTGGACTTAACTGTTACGTTTGGATGAAAGCCTAAATTATGGACTATTTCTACTGAATATACTCCATCGGCTGGTCCAGTAACTTGAGCAAGCTCCCAAGAATGAGTTAGGGCTATCTGCTTATCTAATATAAAACTATTATTTATATTCCATGTATTGGTATTTGAATCTTTAGGTCCCCAAAATCTAGTTGTTAGCTTATCAAAATAAAAATCTCCAGGGACTCCTAAATTATTTGATGGGTCGCCTTCACCGCTAATAATAGTTCTTCCTGGTGCGCCAGAAGCTCTGACTACAACCAGTGGATTATTTTCAGTTACAATTAATCTTGTTCCCATTAAATTGTCACGGCCCTATTAAGAGTCATATACCCTTCTAAAAGTCTTGTTTTATTTACACTTGGATCTATTAATACCAAATCATATGCAGATTTTGGATAAAACATTTTATTTGTTCTATCTGCTGCAATAGATATTGATAATTTGCCTTCAGTTGGACTTATTGTAATTCCGTCTTGTTCTGTTAATGTAAAAGCTATTTTTTTCCCACCTTGTGTATCTCTTACCTGCATTTTGGCGGTATGAAAATGAAGTTGTATTGGGTTCTCATCCTCGTCTAGATATTGAACCTCAAATGTAAAAGTTGAGTTTTGATCAACTTCAAAATTCTTTTGTGCAGCCATTAAATACCCCTAAAATAGGAAAACTCCTATGCTTTATTTTAGCATAAGAGTTGTCCTAACTTGCTATTGAATTATGCCTTCTTGGTAAATCCAAAACTTGGCTCGTTTGGATTAAGTGCCTTTAAAATAACAGGCAAGCATGCTGCAATTCCACCCTTAATTAAATCTCCTGGGTCTGTATTGCCAGTCATATATAAAGCAATAGCGGCACCTAAAAAGTGACGACCATAGCTTGCTAACGCTGCTAGAATTTTTTCTTGCATTGTTACCTTTCCATCATTATTAAGATCTTCTTTCATAAAGACCTCCTTATTCTGGGCCTTGTGCCCAGGAATTTAGGGTTTCCCCTAATTACATTATACTACTAAGCAGAAATATCTACAATCTCACAATTACCATCTGATGTGCAGGCAAGTGTTTGAGTTCCGCTTGTTCCGTCTTCTGTCTCATAAAAAGATAAATCTTCCCAGCGGATTGATGATGGCATTTTAGCAAGAAGCTCTAAATATTCTGTTTCTGTAACTTCTTGATATGGAGCTTGCTTATATGAATGATCTGAATGAGGTAAAAATGAAATTCCAGATACTTCATCAAAGTAATGATACACCCAAGCACCAACTTCCATCCATTCATCTTCTTTTACTGAAACTGTAATTGATGGTTTATGCTCACACCATTCACGCTGATATACGAGCCAAGTGTTTAGGTGATCAAGTGCAGTTAAGTCATCACGAACAATTGCGCCTTCTGGTGCTTTTACTGGGAATGAGAAAACATATGTATCATTTGGCTTCATAAAATCATCTTCATACGGAATTCCTACTTCTTTTAAAAATACAGATAGCGGATCTTTTTTATCTCCACGAACAGTACGAATATAGTAAGGAGAATGCCAAGGATGCATTCCTGAAGACACTCCAGTTAGTTGTGAAACAGTTCCTGAAGGTTTAACACATGTGATAGCAGCAGACTCATTGATGCCAATTTTGCCTGCTTCGTTTTTATTGATTTCACGAGCATGATCACGAATTTGATTTAAAAATTTTCCTAGTTCGGTTAGCCCTTCTTGTCCAGACATAAACCTGTGGCCAAACTGTCCAGTGATTGATACTCCAAGCAAACGTTCTTCTTCTGTATTATCTTTCCAGATTTTACGAAGATACTTAAAATCTGTGAGTGTTGATTGCCATGTTCCAAGAATTGTAGCCAATGCTACTTTTCTTTGAATATCTTTCTTTGTATCGTTTGCACGAATTACAACTTCGGATAGATTACAGAACTGATAAGGTCTAAGGATAATTTCTGAGCATGGGTTAGTTCCGTAGTGGATTTCTGGATCTCTCCGTCCCCATCTTGCTGCCTGCTTTTGAGCAGCAGCCACATTGTATATACCACGCTCCCCTGATTTTGAGTCATATAGATTCTTCCATTCAGCAATAAACTGCTCCATATCTGGTTTGCGAGAATATGCTACTGAGTTATTTGATAATGCACGTTGAGAATTGTTTTCCCACCAATTTCCTGATTTTGCTGCTGCCATTTCAATGTCATTAATGTTTGAAAGAGAAATCATTGCAGAACGTCGTACTCCACCAACTACAACTACTTCTCCAATCTTACACATAATATCATGTGCTTCAATAGGCTTTAATTGACGACCTGCTGCTGCTTTAAACTTTGCAATTGTAAAATCAAAAAGATTAATCAATGGCTGAGGGCCTGACGAGCGTCCTCCCATTGTCTTAAGACGTGCACCTGCTGGACGTAGTTTTGAAACATCAATTGCTGGGATTTGTCCTGCCCAAAGCATTGCAAGCAATTCACGGTAAGCTTTTGCCCAACCAGTCTTTGAGTCTTCAACAACAATAACAGTTGTTGATTTTTCAAATGATTCTGGGACGGCAGGAAGTTTATTAACATACTTATATTCAACAGAGAATCCAACACCAGTTCCACACATTAAAATATACATGGTCTCATCAAATGAACGTGGATTGTCTACTGGGACAAATGAGCAGTTATAGCCTGCGACATGGTCTCTGTCAAGAGCAGCACCTGCAGTCATTACTGCTCTCATTGAAGGCATTACATTTCTATCATATACGGCATTCTTTAACTCTTCTACAAGTTCTTTTTCTGGAGTATATTTATAATTATTTAACAAATGCTCAAGCATAAAATTAAAATAACGGTCTACAGTCTCTCCCCATTTTTCACGGCGGTTTTCCTCTGGTATCCATCTAGCATATCTAGATAACGCAATAAAATTTTCGTACGGGTTTTCAATAACTTTTGACATGTATACACCTTTTCCGCCTTTTGGCTAATAAATTTAATTAAGAAGTTAATTCTACCAAAAATAATTTTAGATGTGAAGACTTTTAAAAATTTTTATATTATATATAAATACTTTTATTAGTTAACTATAATATCTTAGTCGACCAACTTGACATGCCTTATAAAACAATGTTATTATTATAGTCCGTTATCTCTAATGGAGGAAATGCCAATGGAGAATAAAGAAAAACTTAGTGATGTTTTACATCATTATGTTGCAATAGCAGTTGGTTTAATGTTTTTATATTCTGGTTCACCAGTTATAAATTCTACGCCAGCTGAAGCTTTGGTTGTAAAGCCAGAGACAAGAAATGAAGCACAACTGAAAAGAGAAACGCTGGAAAAATTCAGCAATACTGTATATAAGCCTTCAGAGATGCTTACAGACAAAGAGCTAGCAAAGCTACTCAAGAATGTAGGATTTGAAGGAAACGCCCTTAAAATGGCGTGGGCCATTGCTAAAGCGGAGTCTAACGGACGACCTATGGCATATAATGGCAACAGGAGTACTGGAGACAGTTCCTACGGAATTTTTCAGATCAATATGCTGGGAACTCTTGGCACAGATCGTAAAGAGAAATTCGAATTGAGATCAAATGTACTTTTATTTGATCCAGTCATAAATGCAGAGATAACGTACTATATGACTAAAGGCGGTCAGGATTGGTCATCGTGGCCTAATTCTATAAGTAAAGCGAAGAAATTGATAACTCAATTTCCTAAGTAGTAAGGAGATAAATTGAAGATACAAGTTGTATCCAAATATTTATCTTTAGCAGAAGAGGGCCTTGTTCAAAAAATGGAATGTCCATTAGATCAAGGCCTTCTTATGCCAAATCAGGATAACGATGATAAAATATTTTTATATTGTCTTTCTTGTGAGTATAAAAAAATAATAGGCTTAGAAATGTACAATAAAATGAAAAGAGCTATGGATGCAAAGAGTTGATTTAGATCAAGAACTTGTAAGAATGGTTGCACGTAGTATTCCATGTATACACATGAATACTGATTTTTTAGCTGCAAATGCAATATCTGTTTTTTTAAAATATTTAAAAAATTGTAAAGAAAATTCATTATCTCTTGATGATGCAATTAATAATATTAAGTTAAAAGATGTCGAATAACGACGGGTTAGAACCAAAAAATTTAGAAGATAACATACCACTAGTTAGCTATATAATGCTTCATAGAATATATGATGTACTTACGCTAATAGCTAATTTATCTTCAAAAACAGAAGAAGATAGACTTCAAATATCAAAAATGGTAGAATATCATAAACAGGGCTACCTGCTAGGGCCTGCCCCATCTTATAATGAATCAGGAGATAATAATGGATAAAGAATCTATATTAAACCTTATGGTTGATAAATTTGTTGAGGGTAATAGATACCTCGGCGCTAGCTCTGGAATGACACCAGAGGAAATTGAATTAAAATTATCAGAAGGTATGATGGCAATAAATTATTTATTATCAGAAGTGTATGACGAGCTTCTTGCAAAAGATTTGCTTAAATAGTAAAATATATACTATCGCAAAACCCTGAAGAATCCGCCTTCTTCAGGGTTTTGTGTTATTT